GTCCTTCAAGGTTTTGAGACTGAACGGTTGATTTGTCATCGCCTCATAAGCGAGCAAAGCGTGCACGTTGAAACCAATGTTGTAATCAATTCCTCTAATAATGAGGCCAAAATACTTTTTGTTCATATATATATAAATTAAAAATGTTAGAAGCACAAGGGACTTTCCCTCGTGCTTCAATATCATACTCCGATTTGGTTCAATTTCCAAACCAATTTGCCAAATTATTTTTTCTCAGGCCGCCACCGTGCGCTTTTTTAATGCCCCAACGCCTTGTAATTCAAGGTCATAAGTAGCCACTTCACCATCTGTGGCCGAGGCAGAAATTGAGGTAATAAGTACCTTACCCATCCAACCACCCGCGGCGGGCGTCCAAGAATTATAATCCCCGTCAATCACGCTTTTTTGTGGGTCGTTTTCTTTCTTGACCGTGAAAACAACATCGATTGGTTGTCTCTTCAACATCAACTCAACCATCTTATCATAATCCTCAGTATAATAAGCGCTTGTGCTGATATTCCATTCAAAACCTGTTACTTCTGTACTTTTCCAAAGGCCGTGATCTTTGCTTGAAATTTCACTCGTGGTGGCCTTCAAATCTAATTTGTGGTCTTTTGCAACGCCAACGAGCGACTTGTTTTGCCCATTGAAGCACATAAGGTCTGAACCATTTACTATTGCCATAATTGTGTATATAATAAATTTATTATTTTAATCTTCTGTTTTTGTTGTTGGTTGTTCTTTCTTTTCCGTGAAATAGACTTCTCCACTGAATGTGAGCGTTTGTATGTAAACGTCTTGCTCAAAACCCTCGCTTGCGTCTTCAAGGCGGCAATGCTTTAAGAATGTGTGCGCTTCCTCAACTTTATAAGTGTCTCGCAAAACGTCTCCTTGGCAAAAATGATGTCTGATATAAGAGGCATATACACACGTTTCCGAGTAACTACCCGCACAAACGTTGATTTCAAATTCCACCTTATCACATACAAGCCCATCTTTGCTATAACTTGGGGTGGTGCTTATCCTTTTGAAAGTGATCCAACGCTGATTCCTTGAATTATCGTTACTTGGGAATGCAACGCACGGATATATATTAAACTGTGGCTCATCTTCCTCAGCTCCCTTCTTGGTTTGTACATTGTCCTCATTTGTCCATATTGCCATTATCAGATTATGACTTATGAGACCCGCTAAATAGAAAGTGTTTATCATCGTTGTTCTACTGTTTTAATTTGGCCAAGGCCTTATTCATTTCATTGTTATACTCTTGTCCAAATTTGGATTGATAACTTGCAAGGGCGTCGGTGTAGAAATGCGCTCCAATCATTGAACCCGTCCTTCCGCCGTTCTCTCTGAAACGTTGTTGCGTGCCCGCATTGAGCCAACCTAACCGATACCATCCCGATTTTGGATTTCTGCGATTCTTTGTAATCCTAACGTAGCGGGCAAATCCTTTGTCGTCCTTGCGGAATGTTTTCCCCGCTCTCACGCCTTGTAATATCTTATCATTGTAGAGCTTGCCGTTTTTGTTTTTGCGAGCGTCGGTTATATGAATGCCTGATGAACGGAGATTCTTTCTCACCTCATTCCTGAGATTCAACCCACATTTATTTATTGCTTTGCGGCTTGCTTTCAAACTTTCCTTCTGTATATCAGAAATGAACTTCTTTGCCGTGTTCCTTATTACTGTGATTGCTAACTTCATACTTAGAAATATTCTATACCGTTTTGCGTCCTATCAACATACAACCAAAATTCTTTCAACTCAGGTTTGTGCTGAATCTCAACCACTCGATAGGTGTTGCTATATTCTTCCGTTTTTTGATTTAAAACCTTTGAGCTCAACAGTTGAACGATTTTGCCCTCTGAAATATAGCTGTAATCATGATAATCTCGCACCGCAAATAATCTACTTGTGATTGGGCGCATAGCTTGTCCATATTCACCATATTTGGAGGGGTTGTCTTTTACTTCACGACAAAATATCACCTTCATATCTTCCAACGTTTTCTTTGGCCTAATAGTCCGTTGGCTATATCCCGCGCCTTTCCAATCAAAAGGTGCACCCTTAACGTTAGGTGAGTGCGCCGTCTCATCTTGTTCATCCTGAAAATCAGCCGTGCCCACTCGCAGTGCCATACTATATTTACCCGCAAACATATCTATCAACCGTTATAATTCTTATATAATGAGAGAATGTATTCATAAGAGTGATTCCCTTTTTGTAGATTGGATAAACTCTCACGATTCATATACCATGTACCAACAAGTAATTTAATGGCATGAGCAAGGGGCTTTTTTTGCTCCTCACTCATACCATCAATATCATCTTCACAGATATGTTTTTGAACAACGACTTTTGCCGCGTCAAGAAGGGATTGGAGATACTCATTTTCTCCATTCCAATCTTTTTCAATGTTCAGGTGTTGTTTGAGTTCATCTAATGTAATTTCCATATCTGTTTATCGTTATGAATCTTATTTCAATGCACCAACCTTAATTGTTTCAGGTCTAAGCACTTTCACGTCGCAGTAGAAATTTACTACCAAACGCACAAGGCCTTGTGCTGCTTTTGTCATTGGATCAACAGTAATATCCAAATTACCCCAATTGGCAATTACAACATTAGAAAAATCACCATAGGCAAAGCGTTTTTCTGCAATGTTGCTTGTGCTGAGGGCTTCCGTTCCATCAACTGCGCCGTTTTCATATACAAGATTTGTCGTCTTATCACCCTTCACCATGTTGCGCAATGCACCCTTAGATTTTGGGGAAAGGAGATACACAACTTTGCCATCAACATTTGCATTCTCAACATCAGCTTCAAGGTCTGTAAGGTCTTTGAACTTTGATACTTCTGTGAGGGGTGTTCCGTTATTATAGAAAAGGCCTTGGGGCATGGTGTTTGTGCCTTGTTCAGCACCGAGGAACGTTTTTTCTAACTTGCTGTTGATAGCTGAAAGAATCTCTTCACGGATTACACGCTCAGCGCTTGCGGAATCTTGTAACAAGAATTGCTTGGAAACGTCTACAACGCAAGACAAACGCTTTGGAGATAATTTCACGTGGGTGAATGTCATATCAGTTGCGGCCGTCTCGCTTGTTTCTCCCTCCCAACTACAATTTGCAGAAGAAGATAACGGGAATTGAACATCACCCGTAAGATTCTCGAGTACTCTTGCGCCTGCCTGAACGAGTACAGATTTGGCCTTCAATGAGGACATAACATCAAGTAAATTTGTAGCGACAACGTCTTCACCTTCACTTTGAACAGTGATTGCACGCTCTTCAACGGCGGTGGGTAATTGGATTTGACCCACCAACGAGAGGGAACGATTTCTCATTTCTGCCTGACCTTCTAAAACCACCGCTTGTGAAATGTCGTCTAAACTTCTGTTTTCACTAATTGCTCTAATAGCCTTGAGCAAAGAAAAATTTTTCTTTTCCATTTGTTTCTCTGTATTGTTATTATAATTATAATTTTCTTCTTTGGTTCTGAGTTCTGTTTCTAATTCATTGATTTCCTCGTTGATATTAGAAATGTCCTTGCGGAAATTATCCATCTTCATTTTATCATCATGAGAGAATGAACGGATTTCCAATTTCCGCTTCTCGCAGATTTCACGGACTTCTGAAACGATTTGTTCCTTCAATTTCCGTTTCTCTTCTATGTCTTGTTTAATATGATATGTGCTTCTCATATAATATAAATAGTCTCTTATCGTGATAATTACAACGTTTGGATTACAAATTCTCAAATTCTTTTATCGTCGCGTCCATGATATTGTTTATCTCAGTGCTCTTCAATTCAACCTCTTCCAATTTCCGCTTGTTCTGAACGCTTGTCGCTTCATAAGCGGGCGTAAAAACGGGGCTAACGTCAAATAATAAATCAACCTTTGAAATTTCACGGCAAAGAACGGGATCTGCGTCTTTATCAAAAGGCCACTGATAAGAAAATTCATCACCACCCTCAGCTATTGTAAACGCAAAGCTACTCCCCGTAATATCACCACGTCTAAGGTATTCCAAGAGTTCATCCCCGTATTGTGTTTTTGGAGCTTCAAACGTGTATTTTAGGCCTTTCTCGTCCACTTCTAATATAAGGCTGCCTTCTCCATACTTGGAACGTGCTAATACCTTTTGGTCGTCGTGATTGAGCTTGCAAATAACGTCTGAACGTTTAATTGTTTCTTCTGTAATTGCGCCCTTCAATATCTTCTCATAAAAACCAAGGTCGTTGCTCCATGTCTCAAAAATGACCGCATAGCCTGATACAAGGCGGTCACTCACTTCAATTTGAAGTTCACCACCTCTTTTCTCAATTTCCTTCTGTTCCTTCATTTTCTTCTTCTTGTGTGTCTGAATTATTTATCGTGTTCTGTTCTATATCCGTGTAAGCAATAATATGTTTATCACCGTCTTTTATTGCTTCATAGCCCAATTCATTTCTAACTTCATTGATTGAAAGGCAACCGTTCTGCAAGAGCGTTGAATAATAGTTTGCCTGAGCACTTTTGCTCATTCTAAGCATTGAATTTTCATCGACATCTATCTTATATCGGCCTTGACTTTGAGGGCTGAACATCTTGCGACTGAACTCGTGTTCTATCATTGAAATGTAGTTCTGAATCGTGGTTGTAAGGAATAAGTTCATTAAGTCCTCAACGTTGGACGTTTTATCTCCAAGGCCAAGCAACGACGGCGGTACACCAAAGAATGAACAAATCTCGATTGAATTAAATTTGCGAGAATCTAAGAGCTGCATTTCTTCTGCATTACTACTCAACGCCTGATATTTCATATCTCCACTCAACACCAAGACACCATTTGTCGATTGCGTCCAATTGTTAGCGATATCCTCTTTCTGTTTCTTGCTGATTGCGCTGAGCGTCGAGAGCACACCACGGGCGGGCTGCCCACCACTTTGGAATATCTGTTTTGCTGAATTTTCCGCCCCGTGTGCAATTTGTAATTGACGAGCGGCAAAACTAAGTACAGATTGGCCGTGTATTCCATCACTTGAATTGTTCTGCAAGTGGATTATATCAAAAGGCTCAATCTTCTTCACCTTATTCAAGAAAGGCACTTGGTAATACAATTCTTGCTTTTGCTTGTTCCAATACACCGACACATCAGACGGCTCTAAATATGTAATGTCCACAACATCACCTTGCTCATTCCGATTCAAGTAACAAAAGGCATTCCCCCTTAATAGGACATCTGAAATCAACTTCTTCATGAAATTGTATCTTGTCATCACCATGTTGTCAAATACTTTCTGTAACCGATGATTTTTTTGTTCTCGAGTGTTTCCCTTCTTGTCGATATATAAGACATTCAGGGGCAAATTTGCCACCGTTGAACTGATTAAATCGACACACCTATAGACCGATGAAAGGTTTTGTGCACGGTCGTTGTTATTGAAAAGGTCTTGGAATGTATTAAGCCCTTGCCCGATTCTTTCTTCATAAGAAATAGACGGCTCAAAATTCCGCTTTTCCCTTTTGGATATGTTCCAACCAAATATCTTCATTGGTATTATTGATTTTTTCTATATTATATTGAGGTGTCAAATTGGGGTTGTAATAAGTAGCCCCCGAGTGCGCTGAGCATAGAAATACTTGAATCGATCTTTGCAGCTCCACCCTTTGCACCACCTTTTTTCACGGGCTTGCAATTTTCATTGTGATCCCATTTAAGTTCAACATTATCAAAACAAAAGCGGGTAAGAATGTTATTATCAATTCTGCAAGCCCCCATCTTCACCAATCGCTCAAATTCTTTTGTTGGCCTATTAAATGACCAAAGCGCCTGAGAAAATGGAGTGAGGGGCAATCCCTTTGCTGTTGCGTCAATCGCCCATTGTGTTGCATTATATTGGTCATAGAACACCCCTCCGATTGTATAGCGCTCCGCAATTTGAAGAAGTACTTTTGTAACCTCTGAATAATCGCAGACATTGCCGTTGGTAACTATGAGTTGTTGTGCATTCCGAGCTTTCCGATAGATTTCTTGGTTCATGTTCTGATGAAGCGATGATTCAGGTAAGAAATTCCACGTTTTGAAGTAATATATTCCATCTTCCACGACCATCATGCTCAGGGCTGTGAGATCGGAGGTGCTCGCTAAATCTGCACCACACCAAACAATTGTATTATCAGGGTCAAATTGGTCAAGGCTTATATCGCATGTGACATTTAATATCTCATCATGAGTTAACCAAGTCTTTTCATAGTCAGTTAATCCCCAAAAACCAAAATTCTTGCACTTCACAAAAGGCTCAACCGTTGGGCTGTTGCTTGCCTTGTTCACTTCAATCTGTAATTTATCAGGGTAAAGGGTCTGATTTAAGCTCGGATTTGCCTTCTCCCATGTATTTGGGTCTTTATAGTCGTCCCCCTCATCAAGACAATAGATAAAAACGAGTTGTGAATCATCTTGCACTTTTCCGCTCAGAATCTCAATCATCTCTTTTCTCTTGGTATAGGCAACGCCGTTCATGTCAAAGCCCGCGGACGTGATTATAATTCCCATTGGATTGCGACGACCTTGCATGCCTGAACACATGTTTGCATAAATCTTTTCAGTTGAACACTCGTGGTATTCATCCTGCAGAAACGCGTGGGGATTACTTCCGTCAAGCCTCTTATAATCTGCAGCAAGACAACTAATTTGAGAATTGGTCATCGGGAACTTAATAGAGTCCCTGAAACGATGAAATAGCTTGTTCTTGGGGTCTAAACCACCGAGGAATTTATGCGCATAGTCATAGGCAAGTAATGCTTGTTTGTGGCTGTTTGCGAGAAAATAAACATCGCTTGATTGTTCACCGTCCGCAATCATCATATATAGAAGAATCGCAGCAGCAAGAGCCGTTTTTCCGTTCTTTCTTCCCACCTCAAACCAAACATATTGAACAACACGCCGATTCTTTGGTTTGCCTTCTTCATCTTTCCAATAGAAACCAAACATATTTGCGATTATGAATCTTTGGAAGTCTAATAATTGGAATTGTTTCCCCGCGTGTTCACCCTTGAAATGTTTGAGCTTTGAAATGAAATTCACCACCCGATCAACGGCTTGTGGCCTAAACTCCATATCAGAACGAGAGAACCAATCAAGGTAACGTTTGGTTGCTTGTTTTATGTATCGATTTGCCGTTATCTTGCCACTTTGAACGTCCAACGCATATTGCTTGTATTTGAGAAGAGAATCAGTGCCTTTTGAATCACTCTTCTCCTTCATATGGATTTGAGGTTAATGCGCTGATGAAATCTTCTGCGCTTATTTCTGAATCATTCTGTTCCTTGGGCTTGCAACGCTCTCTATAATATGGATTAGCCCCGATGAGATTAAGAATGCGCATATTGGAAGCAACAAGTTCTTTCAATGTGGTTAATAGGGGGTGTCGCTTTGCCCCTCCTTCATAATTACAAATCCCATGTTCACGGATTTCCTTCTCACATTGCTTTTGGAGGTTATATTGCATTTTGAACGTGTCGATGAGATAATACCACTCATCAGGTATTTCCACTTCATTGCTCTCATCATTCACCACCCCATAACGTTCTATCAATCCCGCAATTAAAGCGTCTGAATAGCTGTTTGCGCTGTTTGGTTTTCTCTTCATTGTCGTTTTTCATTTGTCCTTTATAATAAATAGTGCGATACTTGGAATTTGTCAAGGTTGCGGGGATATTTAATTGCGTTTTTTCCTTCATATAAGCGCTATAATACCACCACATGAACGTTTCCCCATAATGAACGATATAATGCAGTAGAACGGATATAAACGTTGATAATCGGTTATCGTTGGAGATAAGATATAATGCAATCTGCGATTGTTGTATTGGTTATATCCTTTATATGGTTTTATATAGGGTGCTTTCCTTTCAAGTATTACATTCATGAACTCGTTTCACTCATCATTCATGTATGAACTCGTTTTTACTCGTTCATGTGTGCTTGTATCTTGATAATCGGTTATCCTTGGATATGTATTGCTATGATTGATATAATCCCGTATTGGTGTTATCCCTATGTTATGGGGATTATTCCACTTTGTCATAATCCATAGGTTGTTTTTTTGTAGGGTGGATTTATGGTTATGTTGCGCTTGACCGACATTTTCCTTTTACCATATAGAGGTGAACCGAGAAGAATGTTATATCAGAAAGAAAAAATCGGTCAAAACCGATATACAAAGAAAAACCACCACACGTTATAAACGCATAGTGGTACAAACACATATATAAAAACTAAGTGGTCATCTTTATCTCCTTCAATCGACTTTGTAAAGTAGAAAGCGCGATTGAAATTCCTTTATCTTGCAACTTCTTCAAAATTGCGCGTTGTGCAATATCAGGATTCTCCTTTAGAACCTCTCTAATCGCTTTCAACTGCATGCCTACTTTGGTCATTTGTTTCTCTTGGGCAAATCCCTTCTCGCAATAGAGCTTCTGAATCCAATTCAAAGTTATCCCCAAACGTTTTGTCTTTTCATTCTGTTCCACAATCGCAAGGGCTTCTTGGGGGCTTTCTTGTCCTGAAACAACAGAAAGCACCAATTCCTTTTTTACTTGGGATAATAGCGTGCTATATCCGATATCACGATTGGTTTTGTTCTTCCTGATGATGATTCCCGATTTGAGCACTGAGCATTTCCGCAAAAATGAAAGGCGATCAGCATATTCCTTTTCAATCTCTTCTGTTGTCATGGTTGCAGCGCATTCCATTGCTGAAACAATCGCATGTTGGTCAAGCAAACCTTCTGAAACCACGTTTTGCTCTCTTACCTTCAAAAGCAACCGATATGCAACGCGGTTAATATCGCACCCCTGATTTATAAGCATTGAAATAGCCAATTCTCGCATGAACCAATTCTTAATGCTTTCTGAGGACGATTCCGAGAAATGCCCGTTGTGAATCCAATAAGGTAACGCAAAATAATTCTCGTCTGTATATTGGTAGGCAATCCCTGAACCCGTTGTTAACCATTCATTGGGCTTTTCATAGCGATAATTCATCCACCCCTTGAAATATGTATTTTGGTGCTTCTCAAAAAATACAGCGTCTGAATCTCCAAGGAAACTTTTAATCATATTGAGATCAATGAAAGGAACATTCTCTCTATTCTTTGCCGTCTTTTTGGCCTTGTGAGCGTGTTTCACTTCCTTCTCCTCAATATCATTCATATCAAACTCTTGAAACTCATCAGAGGAGATAATTTCATTGTATGTGTACAGCTTATTAGTGTTGCCCTTCTCATTTGGCATAAACGCCCCAAAAAGCATTTGGCAGGGATTGTTACAAGTATCGATTGCGACATTTTTTTCCTCTGCTGCTTTTACACATACGGAATTTAGAAATTTGCCCGTTGTCTGTGCCTGAATATAGTTCAGCGGCTCATCAAAGAACCAAAGGAGATGAAAGCGACGAGTTCCATTCTTATCATCGCTATATGAGGAATAATAGCACGTTGGCTTATATTCTTCATGGATTAAAGAAGTAAATTCAGTTGCGCCAATATCTGAACCATCGCAATCCACAAACACAAAATGCGTTGAAATGAAATTATCAGCTTTCTTCTCGTGCATTCTTAGGTTATCCCCTTTATGCTTATAATTTGCGCATAGACAACGCCCAATACATAACAAAGCGAGCGTTTGTCCAACATTTAGATTATCATGTTCTTGAAATGTGATTTTCCCAACGTTTTCTTTGGGCTTTGCCTGATATGCAATAGTGCTTAAATTATTTCTCATATCGTTGTTTGTTATTTTTTCAACAAATAAATAGTTGTTATATATAAATTATACTCACAACGAGATGAGAAGTCAAATTTTTCCACAAAAAAATGCCCAAATCACCAATACTTGGCAACTTGGGCGTGAAAAAAAAACAACTGATATGAATGAAATAACGCCTTCACGGCGTGAGTTTTCTTTTGTGTTTTGCACGCATTTCCGCGTGGATTTCTTCATGACATTGCGTACAACAAGCCATTAGGTTATTGTCATAATCAAAAGCGAGTTGAAGCAGATAATTCAAATCACCATTGCACGTTTTAAGTGGAATGATATGGTGTATCTCCTCTGTTTCCTTTGTTCTACCTTCTGCCAAACAACGCTCGCAAAGGGGGTGTTCCATGAAGTATGCCTTTCTAACGCGTTGCCATCTTGTGGTTGAGTAAACGTGCTTTTGGATAAGCTCATGAACACCGTGCTTCTTCCTTGAATAATTCTTCTTGGGCTTGTTTATTGTTGGCATGTTGTTCTTATATTATAATTATACTTCTTATTGTCGGAATTCCCAAATAAAAAGGAGTATTTTTCTTGATACTTGGAATTGAGATATATGATTTTGGCAAATCGGAGGGGAATGTTTAGCACCAACTTCTCGCAAATACCCGATTTCTCATCAAATTGCGTGTTCTTTATCTTCATGTAAGTATAGTGATAATCTGTTTGGTACTGCACCATCTTCTTTCCTACAAAGGGAATGCCCTGAATGTCAAACTTCAAATTGACATCTTGGGGCTGCTGAAATCCATCTTCTTTCTTGTAAGCTCCTGAATTGAAATCACGCATTGGGAAATTGTCGTTCTGAATGTCTTTGTCTTTAAGGTCAAAGAAGAACGCGCATTCAAGTTCTCCGTTTTCTTCATTGGTATAAAGGGAAAGATATTTCAAATCACCCCCATTCTTGCTATTCTCCAATCGCATTAGATTGAGCTTCTCAACCTTCAATTCTGCAAATGGGAAGCGTTTAATCATAGTATTGCTCTTGTGCCGCTCCTTTATCTCCAAATTAAGGGTGCGTTTCTCATTCTTATATTGAACCTCAATAAGAGCGTCAACGCTGCACCCTCGTTCTCTTGGTTTGAAATTCAGCGCCTCAACGCCTTGCGCATTAAAATGAGAAGTTAGGAGCTTCTTTGCGAGTTGGAAATCTTTCATCTCCTGATGATTGATTCTTTCTTCTACTGCTGCGCTTGTCATCTCTTCTCATCATTATCTTCATTATCATAAATAAGAATTGCCACGGCAAAACCGAGGATTAAACCGATGATTGTTTCAAGGCAATGTGAAGCAAATAACACAACAAACCAAGAGACATTGAAGTATGTAAGTAAGCAGAACAACGCGCATAAAACCAACGCAATTGTAATCAATAATTCTAATCTCTTCTTCATATACTTTTTTCTTTATTTATATATAAATAGTGCGATAACGAGAAAATGCACGCATTGAGGAAGAAAAACGAGAAAAAAGTGCACAAAAAAACCTCCATATAAACCAAGTGGTTTATACAGAGGAGAAAATAAAAAGAAAAATATATAAATAGAATGTCAGATTATTGCATTTTGAATGCGTCTTTGAGAGAATCACCAACCGCGGCCGCTTGCCGTTTTCTCAGGTTGTCGATCTCTTTCTGTTGAAGATAGAAACTCTTCAAGGTTTCATCTGTTTTGTGTCCCGTGCTTGCAATTATCGTTTCCGTCGGAACATTGAGAGATAATTGAAGGTTGGTGAATGTATGTCTTGCACTATGAGACCCCCACCACTTATATTTTGGTTGCGTTATGTATTCCCCTTTTTTATTGCCGCCAATCTCTTCTTTCAACGAGGGGCATATATCAACACAGAACGACAAAAATCGCTTGATATGGTCGTTGTATGTCTGAGGAAAGAAACGGACGTTCTTTATTTCATCGCACAGACGTTTTGCGTCCTTATGAACCTTATATCGTTCAATCGATTTGCTGCCTTGTTCAGTGCAAGCAAGAGTATTTACAACATAGCGTGCAAACTCTTCATCATTATAGTTGCCGATTTCATATTCATATAACAAGCGATTTATCTTTGCCTGAATCTGAATCTTTGGCATGAGCGCGCGCAAAAACGGCTTATCTTGAAGTAGTTTATTATAAATATCTACCACTTGCGGAAAAATGAGCGGGTGGCACAACATTTTGTTTTTTCTTGCCCTATAGGTAATTTGGGAATAGCCTTGCTTCTTTATATCCTGAACTATGTTTGTATAGTTGTCCGCGATTGCCTGAAACACAGTACCAACGTCCATATATCTACACCCGATATATGATTCTATTAAAAATAGTCCTATATTTCCGCTATTGGTTGTTTGTGTGTTGTAGCCTTCCAACCAAAACGCCGTTATCTTTTTGAGTTCCTCTAATTGCAAATAAACGATTGGGCGTTTCTCTTTCAATGCGTTTGTGAGTGAATGTGCGTTTTTGGGTGTTTTCTTAATGTCTGAGAAGCGTGAACGGTCATTCCCCAATGAATGATTGAACAACATCTTTATATTGGTGATATGGTTGTTCTGTGTTGTTGTAGAACCTCCAATCATCTTCAATAACGCCTTAAAATCGACGCTTGAAAACTTCTCCAAGTGTACATCTTTCACGCCGTTCTGATATAGAAAAAGGGTCAAATCCTTTGGCGTTGCGTTGCGGTCAAGGGTCAATGAATCATTCTTGGTTTTATAGCGGCAAATGCGCTCTAAATAGAAATAGAAATCATTATAATAATAGGTGCTTGTGCAGAACTTTTCAACCACCGAGAACGCAAGCTCATGTTCATTCTGTGCAATTGCTTTTATCTTCTTCTCAATATATTCACCGCTCCAATCTGTGTTCTCCTGAATCGCAATTTCTAATCCTTGCAACTTTGCAGTGATTTCCTCAATGCGTTTCTGCGCACGTTTTATTTCTTCTTCTTCTGCCTTAGTTATGTTCATTGGAACGACAAGGCAACGATTTTCAGAATCCCAAAAACGAGAATTGGAAATGGTTATATCTGTGCTCGTTGGTTTTCCACAACGGACAAATGCACTATTATAAGAGGGAACAAGTTGAAGATTTTTCCCCCTCAACCTGAAATAAAATTGTAGTCCCTGAACGGCCTTTCTTGCCATGTTGTAACGTTTATGCGTGATGAGAATTTGGACAAAGATAATACCTTCCAA